GTCTTTGCTGGGGTACGTGGTTGCTGGTCTCGCGCAGTTGGCGCATCCAGCCGAGCTGGTATTGGGCGATTCGGCGCAGGGCCTCGATGTGCCGTTGGATGCGATCGAGGTCTTGCAGCAGGCCGACCCACGACGCTGGGCGGTTTTCCCATTTCTCCGCCGCCGCGAGGGGGCGGCCGTCTCGGTTCTGTGGCTGTGCCCACAGTTTGACTTGGCCGAGTCGGACCTTGCCCATCTCGGCCAGGACGTACAGGACTCGTCTCCGTGGATTTCGGGGCATGCGCTTCGCTCGGGTCACGCTGCGTCTCCTCCTCGGGCACCCCAGGGGTAGGTATTGACCGGAGTATATCACAGTGTTTGCCTCCGTGGCAACCCCCTCACGGGGGGTATCTGCGACCGCCCGTGGCAACCCCAACCCCAACCCCACACATTTAGGAGAGAGATAAAGGAAGAATGGCGGGGTCTTCCTTTGCCCCCGCTCCCCAAAAAACGCGCCCCTCGGC